ATGTACCCCGTGACCGCCGCCAACGCCCCGCACAGCCACGACCTCATCACCAGCTACCTGCGCCACCTCGCCACCCTCGGCCGCGCCGAAACCACCCGCGACACCTACGCCGACGAACTCTGCCGCCTCGACCGCCGCCTCCCCGAAGGACTCATCTACGCCTGCGCCGACGAGCTGGTCGACGGCATCCACCGCGGCGTGAACGGCGACCGCAGCGCCGCCCACACCGCGAAGATCCGCGCCGCCGTGTGCGGCTTCTTCGCATGGGCCACCAACCCCGCCCACGCCCACCTCGACTACGACCCCAGCCGGCACCTGCCCCGCCCGCAGGTCAACCCGCGCCGGCCCCGCCCGGTCGCCACCGAACAGCTGCGCGACATCCTCGCCCGCGCCCACGAACCCATGCGCACCTGGTACCTGCTCGCCGCCGCGAACGGGCTGCGCTGCGTCGAGATCGCCCGCCTCGACCGCGCCGACATCACCGACACCGCCACCTGGCTACGCGGCAAAGGCAGCCGCGAACGGATCGTCCCCACCCATCCGGCGGTGTGGGAGGCGGTCCGTGGACTGCCGGCCGGACCGATCGCCCGCACCCGGGCCGGCCGGCACGCCACCCGGGTCCAGGTGCAGGAGCGCGGCAACTGGCATCTGCAGCGCACCCTCGGCCACCGCGGCGTGTCGATGCACCGGCTGCGGCACTGGCACGGCACGTACGCGCATCAGGCGGCGGGCGGCGACATCCGCGTGGTGCAGGAGCTGCTGGGGCATGCGTCGCCGACGACGACGGCGGTGTACGTGGCGGTGGTCGACGAGCGCAAGGCGGCGGCGGTGCGGGGGCTGCCGCTGCCGATCTGAGCTCAGATGCGGCGGGGCCTCCGGGTCGGTGCGGCGCCCGGGGCGGGCGGGCGCGGCGAGGTGGTGGTGCGGCGGACGGGGTCGTCGGCGGCTTCGATGCGGGGACGCCGGTCGTGGGGCATGTGGCCGCGGTCGCGGACGATGACGACCTGGGCCTGCCCTTCGTCCATGAGGTGTTGCGCGTCGGTCCAGCGGCGGACGATGCCGTCGAAGGCGTAGCCGCAGGCCTCGATCCTTTCCAGGCAGGGCGCGGCGGTGGCGGCGAAGTCGACGGGGTCGGTGATCGTGGCGGGGACGTAGACGACGGCGTGATCGCGTGGTGTTGCCATGTGGTTGCTCCTTGTCGAACGGACCTCTGATAGAACACCCGTTCGATACGGGGAGGGAATGCCATCGGCGGGATGCCGGTGGCACGCACTGTGTGCACCAGGTGCTGCCAGCTGACCCGTGCTATGCGCGCACAGTCGGTGACCGGCCGGTCGCGGCGGGAGCGGCAGGCCGGTGACGCAGCGTCGCCGCAGAGGCCGGGGCGGAGGTCACGGACGGTCGCCGGCTCCCGCCGGATGTGGCGCAGTCTGCGAGGACACGCGATCGCCGCTACAGGCCCAGGGTGGCAGGCACGCGACGTATGTGCAGGCCCGATAGCCCTGACCGATGGAGCGAGGCTGCTGCATTAGCGGCGGCCATAGCTTCGGGTCGAAGCGTTGACTCCCGCACGGGCAGTGACCTAGCTTCGACCGCGGTTCACCCCTCCCCCCGTCCAGGAGGCGCCTTAGGGTGGTGGTCGCCGGATTCTCGGGAGGGGTGACCACCTAGCGGACCCTGACCCCAGATGACGCCTCGACAGCGGGAGCTACCGTGACGACCACGCCGGAAACCGTGACCACGACCGAGACCGAGGCAGAGGCAGAGGCAGAGCCCGCCGTGACGGAAGGCCGCCGGCGGCGCGTGCCGGTGTGGCTGATGGTGGTCGTCGCCGCTCTGCTCGGTATCGGCGCCTACCTGGTGTCGTTCGGCAGCTGCGACACGACGTCGAAGTTCTGCTACGTGGGTCTGGCAGGGACGCGGTCGGAAGTGGTGGTGGCATGGCTGGACGAGTTCGACGTGTACACGCAGACCGCCCCGTCCTCGACCCGTTGATCTGACCCCGGACACGACGAAGCGGCCCCGCCCTCCCGAAGGAGGACGGGGCCGCTGCACGTTTGGTCGGTGCTGGCCGGGACGTCACCGGGGCACCGCGCCGCCGATCCTACTGGCCGTCGGTGCAGGGCTTCCCGTCCGGGTGCTTGCCCGCGTAGACGGTGTAGCCGTGGCTGCACGACGGGCCGCGGAGCTGGCTGCTCGTGCCAGACGGCAGCGCAGGTCGCAGCCGGCGGCCAGCGTCGTCACGCGGATCCGACAGCGGCGTCACCACCGACTGGAGGTACACGCCGGCCACCGCGACCGCGACGGCCTGCACGAGCAGCAGCCACAGGATGGCCACCTTCGGCAGGAGCTCGGCGAGGCCGGCGAACCCGGTCACGGCGGCCAGGCCAGCCAAGGCCATGGTGAGGTAGAGGACAGGACGGGGACGACTCATCAGGGGTACCTCCTCGGTACGGTCTCGGCGGCGATGACGCCCCGGGCCAGCAGCTCCTCGACGACCGCGACCATGAGTCGCTTGTTGGTGTCGGGGACGTCGGCCCACGGCCTGGCGCTGGCTTCGCGGGTGCGGTAGCCGTGGTCGGGGGCGAGGCGTTCGTAGGTCTCGTGGAACTGCTGGGCCACCTGCTCGGCTGCGCTCGGCTGCTGCATGGCAAATCTCCTAGATAGGCGTAGAGAACGCTCAGGCACTCAGGCGGGGTAGTGCTTGGGCCCGTCGTCGGGGTGGACGTGCCGCCAGCACACCCACCCCTCCTGCTCGGTCACCAGGTAGCAGGCCTCGCGGTCGCGGATCGGCTCGTCGCAGCCGTCGACGGCGCACGGCTGGTTGACCATCGGATCGTGAGCGTGCGTGGCGCTGGCGCAGGTGGTGTCGCGGATGAGGCAGTCCCAGGGGAACGACTGCGCCCATGCGCTCAGCAGCGTGTACGTCTTGGTGCGGGTGTGCGTCAGCATCGGTCAGACTCGTGGGGGCCAGATCCAGCGGCCCTGCTCGCCGGGCTCGCCCTCGCAGCGGGAGGTGGCCCAGTAGGTGTCGGTGCCGTCCAGCCTCACCTGCAGGTTGACCGCGCCGCCGTCGAAGACGCGGACGATCTCGGCGGGATAGGTGTCGCCGGCCTCGGCGCGGTTGCCGACGTGCGCCTGGAACCCTTCGTTACCCGGCCCGGCGGGTCGGTGCGCGAAGTCGGCGCGGCGGCGGTTGATCTGCTCGGCGTCGGCCTCGGTGAGGGTGTAGTGGACGACGCGGCCGATGGTGGGCTGCATGGCGGATACCTCCGGTTGGGGTTGTCGGTACGGTCTGGGCATGGTGCATGTGCCGTCGTTGTCGCAGCGTGAGCGGCTGATCCTCGCCGAGCTGTCCGGCGTCGCCGGCCGCTACGGCACCGGCGTCGACCGGGACCGGCCCCGCGATGAGGCGATCGCCGCGATCCGCGCGGTGACGACCGACGGGCGGCTGCTCGGTATCCAGGCCGGGGTTGCGCTGGCCGACCCGTGCCAGATGAGTGGGGAGACGGCGCGGTTGTTGAAGGCGGCCGGCGCGGACATGGCGGTCGCGGCCGGGCACGCGGTGCAGGTGCGGGAGCGGATGCGACGGCAGGGCGTCCGCTATCCCGACGAGTAGCTACCGGCCCGGCGGGCAGCCGAAGCCCGCGCGCTGCTGGTGGATCGCCGCCGCGAGCTTCCTCTCCTGCGGCGTGCGAGGCGGGATCTCCCGGTAGATGTCGTCGAGAGTCGTGAGGACCTCGCACCACTGCTGCTCCGACTGGCGCGCCGACGCGTTGGTGTAGAGGATCGCCGCGCCTCCCGACGCGATCGACGCGACGAAGCAGAGCACCAGCACCCGCCATCCGTTCCACGTCACGACGGCTCACCCGCCCCGGACGACGGCGGACAGGACGAGGATGGCGACGGCGACGGCGAGGGCGACGGCGGAGAGCCAGATGCGTCCCCACTGGCCTCCCGCCGGAGCTGCACTGCCCCGCCGAGGGCCGGACCCGTGACCAGCGCCATGCCGGTCACGATGAGCAGCTCCGACGCCTTGCCCGGCGGCAGGATGAACGCCTGGTGCGCGATGATGCCCAGGCCAAGCAGGACGCAGCACCAGTCCCGAACTGCCTGCCTGATGCGCTCGCCGGTCACCCACGTGCCTGCCCCAGGCGGGCGGCCAGCTCGTCGACGACCTGGCGGGCCACGGTCGGCGGAATCGCGTCGGCGATCCGCTCCGGCGGCAGCCCTGCCAGAACTCCCGCGATGATGGCCTGCTCGTCGGCGTCGCCGGCCGGCGGCAGGCTGGCCAGCGCGGCGGACAGCTCGGCCGGGTTCGTGCCCTCCTCACCGATCATCCCGGGCAGCTTCGCCAGCGCGGCGCCGATGCCCTGGAGCTGCTGGACCAGCCACACCGGCTGACCGCCGCCCTTGAGGTCCTTGCGGACGGTCGTGCGGCCGTTGGCGTACGCCTCGTTACGGGCGTCGGTGTAGCCGGACTGCTCGACCAGGGCGGGAAGCACCTTGGCAAGCTGGTCCAGCACTGCGGCGTGCTCGGTGGTGAAGTTGGCCATGTCATCCTCCAGGACTCCGATGTGGGTGAGGTAGCGGCGGATCACGGCGGTCTGGTCCCGGCCCGCCTTGATCGCGTCGCGGAAGTAGCTCTGATGCGTGTGCCAGCGGTGCGAATCGTCGCCGCTGCTGCGCTTGCCGAGCCGGTCCCAGCGGCGCACCGTCCGCCCGTCCGGGCTGTAGATGACCTCCCGGATGTCCCGGGTGTCGGCGGTCCCGGCCTCGCACTGGGCGACCAGCCAGCGGGAGTAGTGGGGCAGGTCGTAGCGGCCCTTCGGCGTGGTCACCTCGAACTGGCCGACGTCCAACGCGCACGCGTAGCCCGACAGGCCAGCCCGGTCCCGGGACGACTCGACCACCGAGTAGTCGCCGGACACCACCCGGTCCCGGCCACAGTGGTACCCGCCCCGATGGGCCGGGTCGCCCACGATGCCCACCTCGCCCGAGGCGAGGCCGTGCGGGCCCAGCTCGGCCAGCAGCAGCGTGCGGACAGCGAGCAGGTTGGCCGGTGCGGTCGTCACGATCGCCTCCTGTGAGATCAGGTCGCGCAGTGCCCGCTGCTCGGGCAGCCGCTCGGTCAGGTCGCCGTGGCGGGCGTGGTAGTGGCACCACAGCTGGCAGCCCGCCTCCCGGGCCGCGGCGTGCATCCGCCGGTACCAGTCGGCGCACAGCTCCCCGGACGGGTCCAGGTCGGCGGGGCAGCCGTTCGCCGTCGTGATCCGCAGGTGATCGACCTCGGCGACGCCCCAGTCCTTGCCGACCTCGGCGGCGATCGCCGTCATCGGCGCGATCGCCGCCGCCGGGTCCTCGTACACGTGCGGCCGGTACGGGTTCCGCGCGCCGGGCAGGTACTGATACCAGTCGAACAGCACCAAGTCGACGGCGGCGGCCTCGTGCTCCGGCCACCACAGCCGCCAGTCGCCGCCGGCGCGGATCCACTGCAGCGTGTAGCAGACCGCCAGCCGCAGACGCCCCTCGGCGCGGGCCGGGTGGTCACCGACCTGCTCCCGCTGCCGGGTCCAGCTGGCCCGGAACTCGGCGCGGGTCGGGTCACCGCCCTTGCCCTGCTCCGGCTCGTGATGCGCGATCAGCGCCAGGTCCACGTCGGGCCGGTGCGCCAGCCACGCCTCAACGAACGCCAGCGCGTCCACGCCGGTGTCCTTGTGGCTGACCACCGCGGTGACGCCCGGCGGCAGCTGCGCCAACGGCGAACGCGGATCCGACCACGCCGACGCGGGCAGACCCTTCCCGGGCTCGTAGAACACCCGGACCGCCTGCGAGCGCGGGTAGAGACCGAGCATCTCGGATACCGTCCGGCCACCGAGGCTCCAACCGACCAACGTCACCGCCATCACCCCGATACGTATTCGACATAGAGACGGATCGGGAAATCGGCGGCGGCCTTTGCATTGATGTTGCCCGTGCCCGTCGCCCGGGTTCCCGTACCCACGAACGTCTTGTTGCCGGTGACCGTGGCCGTGTACTCCGCCTCGACCGTGCCGTCCCAGCGGGTACCCGCACCGCCCGTCGCAGTGATGTTGATCCGCATGATCTGCAACTGGGCGCCGCCCACGGCGTCCTCCCGGATCCGGCTGAACACCGTGTCACCGGCGACCGTCGACCCCCACGCCACCGTCCACCGGATCTTGTAGGTGCGCCCGGCGACAACCGGCACAGTGATCGAGTCGATCACCGCTTCCACGGTGGTGAACACACCCGAGTCGGCGGTGCGGATCGTGGGGGTGCCGATCCGCTCCCCGGGACGCTGACCAACCTTGACGATGGCCCCTGCTGGCATACCCGCCACCTCCTGCTACAGCGCCACCACGGCGGCTTGATACACGTCAACGGGTGTGCCTGCCGGCCACGCCCGGGCAACACCGTTCACGCCCCGCTGGGACACGACCGCGGTCTGCACCAGCCCTGCGCCGCTGATCGACGACAACTCCATGACCTCCCCGCCGACCTGCACCCGCAGGGGAAAGTCGGCCGGGTCCGTCGTCCACGGCCCGTTCGACGCCGTCGACTTCAGGTCGAACGACGCCTGAGACGCGGTGGCCACCGCGGCGTTCAGGATGGTTCCGTCGGCGCCTTCCCGGCTGGCACCCACCACGCCCACATCCCACGGCGCGGCAGGCGACGGGGTCACCTGCACCAGCCACGTCTGCACACCCAGCGTCTCCGACCAGCCCTCCACCAGCCGGTCCAGCGGGTCACCGTGCTGGGCCGGCGGGTTGATCCGCAGGATCCGCGACCCGACGCCGCACGACAGCCACGCGTCGATCAGGTGCGGGTTGCGCAGCAGGTCGATCGGGAAACTCGTCTCCCGCAGATACCGCCACGTCCCCAGACGCACCAGCCACGCGGCGTGATCCGCGAGCACCCAGTCCCCGGCTGTGTTCTTGTCGACCTCGATCTGATACCGGCCATGCCGCTGATCGGCCAGATCCGCGGCGGTCGCCGACGATCCGCCCGGGCGGGTCGCCGTGACCTCGTTGGTCACGCCCTGGTCGTCGAGCGTCGCAGTCAGGGGCGTGGCGCCGCGGTCGACCTGATAGTCGGCCAGGTCGATCGTCATCGCGACCGGCGCGTTGTACCGGTCCTCACGTGGCCGATACCCCAACCCCCAGCCCTGCTCGCTGAGCACCCCCAGGTCGGTCTCCTCGATGTCCTGCAGCAGCTCCAGGAACGGTCCGACGGGCTGCGGGCCCAGCGGCTCACCACCGGCCGACGTGACCGTCACCGCGATGCGTTCCTCGCCGCACAGCCGCTGCACCCGCGCCGCCGCCAGCTCACCCACGTAGCCGCGCGCCGCTGCCACCGTGTCCGTCGCACCCGCGTACGGCGCCCACACCGCCAGGTGCCCGAGGCTCGGCACCGTCTCGGTCGTCGCGCCGGTCGGGTTGACGACGACCTTCCAGACGGCGCCCATCGTGCCGGCCACCGACCAGGTGATGACCGTCGCCCCGTCCAGCCGGACCGTCAGGACGATGTTGCCGCCCGACTGGACGGCGTCGACGCGGATGTGATGCCACGCCTTGTCGTCCACCCGAATGTTGCTGTACGGCGACGTGGCGGTCGCCCCCGCCTTCGTCACGTACTGCACGTACAGGCCGCCCTCGGCGGCCTGCGCCGCGTCGATCTGCCAGAAGTCCATGCTGCCGCCGGTGAAGATATCCAGCACCGCGCCGAACGAGCCGGGCGTGAACGTGCGGAACAGCGTCACGAACTCGACCCGCCACACCGTCTGCGTCGACGCCGGCGGCACCGTGCCCTGCATCGTCCCGCCGGAGGAGAAGTCCGGCAGGCGCTCCGACCCGGCCGGGCCGTCGGTCTGCCCGAACTTCACCGCGCCTTTCACCAGGGCCAGGTCGGCGCCGCCGAGCACGGCGGTGGCCGCCCGCGCCGAGTCCGGGCCGTCCTCCAGTGCCCAGTACGCCAGCGGCGACGTCGCGGAGATCGCCCGGTACAGCGCGGACCGGATCGGCGCGTCACCCTGCCCCAGCCGCCGGATCAGCCCCGACGCGATGATCTGCACGTCCGACTCGCACTCGCCTTCACGGGTCGGCGTGTAGGTCGGCTTCCACTCGTCGGCGGTCCCGGTGAACCGCTCCACCCGCACCGCGTAGTTACGGTGGTAGGCGTACACCGGCAGCGTGTTCGTGTTGCCGGTCACCACCCACGACTGCGCGCCGGTCGGCCCGGCCGCGGTGATCGTGTTGTCGGTTGCCGTCAGATGCCAGCCCGACGGTTCCGCCCCGATCGGATCCCACACCTTGATCGCCAGCCTCGACCCGACCACCGACGCCCGGACCCGCAGATAGCCGTTCGCGGCATACCCGAGCCCGGCGATCCCATCCAGCACCGCCAGATCGGTGAAGCTGGTGTTCACCACCCGGGTGATCTTCAGCATCAGCTGGTTGCCGCCGGACTTGAACTCACACCGCAGCCAGTAGTAGTCGGCGCCGCCGTTGCTGTACCGGAACATCAACCCCGTCACCAGGGCCGCGCCCGTCATCAGCGCCGACGGGGCGACGTCCACGGTCTGCTCGCAGTCCAGCAGCGACACCCCCAGCACGGTGCGGCGCAGCGCGTTCGTCGCCGCATGCGTGTGCCTGCCGGCCCCGCCCGTCACCGCGTAGTTCGACACCGCGCCCGACGCGGGCGTCCACGCCTGGCCCGAGTCGGCCGTACCCCACCCGTTGGAGGCGGCCCGGGCGAACGTGTCCTGCGCCCGCCGCAGCCGCACCCGGAACGGTGTTCCGCGATCCACGTGCGGCCAGTACGGCGACATCGGATGCAGCGGCGACAACGCCCCGTCGTTGTTGAACAGGGTCACCGAGCAGTTGCCCGGTGACGCGGCGGAGGCACCCGAGGACCGGCCGGCCCGCAAATGGATCAGGTCGTCGCCGAGACGGTCCGACAGGTCCGTCCACGACCACGTGCCCGGGTCGGTGTTGACGTCCGCGCCGAACGCCGCCTCCACCTCGATCGGCAGGTCAGATCCGTCATCCGGCCACACAGCCCACCTCCCGCAGGGTCAGGACCCGAACGCAAGGCCGGGGTCGCCGTTGTAGTCGACGCGCACGTTGTTGCGCACCCACGTGATGAAGTCCTGCGGCGCGCCACCGCCGAACAGCAGCCGCGGCGCCGCAGGAGGCGGCGCGACCGCCGCACCCGGCAGCCGGTACGCCGGCGGCGGCGACGCCAGCGGCGACCCCGACAGGGCGAACGTCTCCGCCAGGTCGGAAGCCGCGCCCCGCGCCGTCGGCAAGCCGCTGACCACACCCGAGGCGAGCTGCGCGACGATCGACCGGCCCGCGTAGTACGGGTTACCGCCACCGGACAGCGGGCCGCGTTTCGCCGGCGAATACGGGAAGTGGTCGCGGACCGTCTGCGCGACCGCCGCGCCCACACCCGACAGCGGGTTCAGCATCGACCGCATGCCGCGGATCAGGCCCGACACCACGTTGCGGCCTGCCTGATACAGCAGCCCGCCGAGATCACCCAGCGCCGACAGGATCCGGCCCGGTAGGCGTGTCACCTGGCGGATCACGCCGGTGATCGCCGACGACAGGCCGCTGGGCAGGCGCCCCACCAGCCGGTCCCACAGGCGCAGCACCGCGCCCACCAGCGCCTGCGCCTTCTCCTTCAGCGACGCGCCCTTGGTCGTCCACACCTCGGCCACGAAGTCCCAGGCCCGCTTCGTGAAGCCCTTCAGCTGCTCGTACAGCCAGTAGATGCCGCCGAACACCGAGCCCAGGATCCACAGCAGAGCCGTCGCCGCGCCCATCGTGATCCGCAGCAGCCCGAACACGATGCGCAGCGCGTCCGACGCGGCCGGCCCCAGCAGCGCCATCGTCTCCAGGAAGAAGCCCAGCTGCTCGCCCATCGGGCCCATCTGGTTGGCGATCGTTTGCAGGATCGGGCCGGAGGCCTTCACCGCCGCGACCAGGCCGGGCAGCACCGCGCGCACGAAATCGGCGATACCGGCCGCCAGCACCGGAATGTACGGGCCGACCGCCTCGAACATCTCCCGCAGCTGCGGCTCCAGCTCCACCACCAGGTCGGTGAGGGTCTCTATCGCCACCAGGATCGGGCCGGGCTTCTCCTCGGTGCCGAGCAGCGGACCCGCCGCGCGGGCCAGGGTCGACTGGATCGTCCCGGCCAGCCCCGACGCGGCCCGCTGCAACAGCGGATCCTGCGCCAGCGCCGCGAACGCCAGCCCGATGACGCCGCCGCCGAGCGCGGCCAGGACACCACCGGCGATCGTCGCGCCGATCAGCGGGCCCACGGCGACAGCGGAGGCGATGAGACCGACGAACAGCACCGGCCCGCTGACGGTGCTCAGCCCGCTGGACAGCGTCGACATGATGCCCGACGCCAACGTCCGGCCGATGCTGTTCCCGGCCTCACCGACGCCGCCGCGCAGCGGGTCGTCGACGTCGACGCGTACCTCAGCCTTGACGTGGGCCTTCACCCGCGCCGCGACCGCGGCGACCTGCGCGCGCAGGTCCCGCTCGTACTCGCCGCTGCCGCCGGGCTCCGTCGGCACCCGCGCCGACAGGCTCGCCTCCACCGACCGGATCGCGGCGGCGATCTCGGCGCGTAGACCGTCGGTGTCGGCGTCGACGTCGATCTGCGCGGTCACGTCCCGGATCTGGGCGAGCTGCCGGCGGATGTCGTCCTGCAGTGCCTGCGTCAGCGGGTCCAGCCGCACCGGCAGGGTCGGTTCCCTGCCGGTGCGGGTCGGGACCTCGTCGGGCACGTCCGACGCCCGGAACTCGGGCCGCACCGGCACCGTGATCGCCGCCCCGTCGAGCGCCTCGTCGACCATGCGGTCGAGGCCCTCGAGTTCCTTCCCGATCGCCTTCTTCAGGTTCCGGGCGAAGCCCTTCGCCGACGGCAGGATCGTCGCGTACGCGACGCCGACCTCCGTTGCGCCCACGGGTCACCCCTTCTTCCCGATCAGGCCGAGACGTTGCAGCCGGCCCACGTACTCACGGCGCCGCTTCTCCGCGCGGGGGTCCGGGCGGGGGACCGGCTTGGGGCGCGAGCCTTGGCCGCCGCCGCGCTGCCAGTTCGCGGCGATCAGGACGTCCACGGACGCGGCGATCAGGTGTTCGGCGACACCCCACCGGGCGGCTTCGCCGTGCAGGGCGATGCCCAGCGGCGAGTCGGCCGGCAGCCACCGGATCCGGTCGATCAGTTCCCGGGCGGTGAGACCTCCGTCGACGGCGGCGGCGAGGCGGATTCCGTAGTAGCGGTGAAGGGAGGCGTCGAGGGCCCCGCCGTGCTCTCGGACGAGTCGGGCGAGGCCTGCGATTCCCCCGGCTTCATCCCGGAGTGCTGCTGCCACCGGTTGAACAGTTCGGTCATGGCGCCGGTGGGCTGCGGCAGCTTCTCGAACTCCGCCCACCTGTCGGGGCCGAGGCCGCGCCGGAACAGGGTGCGGATGGCTTCCTGGCTGCCCTGGTCGGCGGCCTCGGTGACCCGCCAGTCGGTGTCCTTCGGCGAGCCGGGCAGCTCCCAGTTCTGCCCGCCGTAGCGGAACCGGTAGGGCGTCTGGCGGTTGGCTGCCACGTAGGCGTCGAGGTCGAACACGTCGTCGGTCATGCGCGGGCGGTCCCTTCAGGTGTGGCCGGGTCGGTCGTCTTCGGGGTCCGGAGCAGGTCCGCGATCCGTGCCGAACGCGCGGCGCGCTCCTGGTCGGAAAGCTCCGCGTGAGCTCGCCGTCGGCCTGGCTGCGGCTCGATCATCTGCGCCAGCAGCGTCACGGCCTGGTCGCTGGTGAAGCCCTCGTCGGTGAGGGCGGTGTGCATGGCCCGCAGGTCGCGGGCGAACGCCCGACGCGGGTCCACGGGTTCGGTGGGTTCGGTGGGGTCGGCCATGGCCGGGTGCCCCCTGTTCTGCGGGCGTGCGGGCTGGGGCAGCGGCGGGCCCCGCGCCCGCTGACGGGCCCGCCGCTGCGATCAGGGGCGCTGCTGCTCGTAGGACCGCAGCCGCGACAACACGCCGGGAAGCGCGTCGAGTTGCGAGTCGGTCAGGACCCACCGGGCGCGAGGGCTGACGTCACCGCGCCGGCCGATGCTCAGCACCACGCCGCCGTCGGCGGCCGACAGCACCAGCTCATCCGGCGGGCCCTCCTCCGACGGGCCGACGAAACGCACCGTGTGGGCCGGGTCCACGCCCGTCACGGCGTCGCCATCGCCGGGTCGAGGTAGTGCCGGTAGGCAACGACGCCGTTGGTGTCGAGGTAGCCCGTCAGGGTCCACTCGTAGACGGTGATGCCCTCACCGGACCACACCACGTCACCGCGCTCGGTCACCTCACCCTTCGGCACGTACAGCCGCAGAGCACGCGCGTCGTCCACACCGTGCAGCACCCACGCCCGGATGTCCTGCGTCGGCGGCTTCTCCTCAACGCGGGCGCCCTCCGTGGTGGAGACGATCACCGACCCCGGGTACTGGATGCCCAGGTTGAACAGCGACGTCTCCGCGGCGGCGAACTTCCACGTCTTCTCGAACTGGCCGGGAATCCGCCGCACCAAGGCGTTCTTCTGCCAGATGAACACGTCCTTGCGCTGCTGCTTGGTGCTCTCGTTGAGACCGCCGTCGGAGATCGCCCCGCACTCCCGGAACCCCGACGCCAGCGGAGAACTCGCGTTCGTCGGGGGGGTGATCACACCCGGGCTGGTGGGGTCGTGGGTGGCCACCAGGCCGTCGGTGTACGCGCGGATCAGTTCAATGTCGACCGCCATCGGTCACTCCTATGCTCACGGTGATGGCCCGACGGTCGACCGCCGGGAAAGGGAGACACGACGCGGGCGCGAAGTGGGGGATCAGCTCCGGGTCAGATCCGGAGCGCGGTCAGCTTCAGCTCGGCGTTGTCCACGTCGACCTGCATGAGCGCCCCGTACTCGGTGGGCGAGAACGGGCCGATGTAACGGGACGCTCCAGCGGCGATCGGGTAGGTGCGCGGGGTGATGCCCTGCCCGTCGACCGCGCCGGGCAGCCGGATCGTCAAGGTCCGCACGGTGCTCGTCGCGTTCGCGTTGCGCACCAGCAGCACCGTGCGGCCGTCGTTGGGGACGCTGTGGTTGTTCACCGGGTCGCCGTTCGTCTCCGCCGGGGGCGCAACCCCGGCCCGGGTGATCGGCGTGATCGGTACGGCAATACGAGGCATCGCCCCTCCTAGATCGTCTACAGGGCCCGGCCGCGCATAGCGATCTCCACCGCGAGCTGCGAGATCGTGCGCGACGCGTCGACCGGATCCGGAACCGGGATCGGCCCGGAGAACGTGGCAACCCGGTAGCACGCCACCGGGGCCGGCCAGCCGGGAATCGTCACCGACTGGCCACGGATACCGCGCAGCAGCGCCCACACCAGCTGCGCCAGATCGTTGCGGCTCTTCTCATCCGCCGCGCCGCCCGTCGAAAACCACACCTGCGCCTGGATGCGCGGCGAGTCCGCGACCACGTGCAGCTGCCCGCCGCCGAGACGCCGCAGCCGCACATGCCGGCCAGGCGACGTCGCAGGCGGCAGCTTCGTCGCGACCGTCACACCCGCCGCGTACGGCTCCGGCCGGGCCGCCAGCGCCGCCCGCAGCCACGTGAGAGCCACCAGCTCCCCGTCCGGGAACAACGCCACCGGATACATCACACGCTCCCGGCGGCGTCGATGGCCGCGGTCAGCAGCCCATGCTTGGCCTCCACCGCCAGACCGGCGGGATGGTCGAGGATCACCTGCGCGAACGCCCGGCCCGCGCCCACCTCGACCGCGACGGTCACCGGCAGCGCGATCCGCCCCGGCTCACCCTCGACCCGGATGCCGGCCGCCTCCACCTCGGCCGCCACCGCGCTCGCCTTGCCGGCCAGCATCTCCTGGACGCCCTCAGAGCACAGCAGCTCCCGCATGCCGCGCCGGTTGAGCCGCACCCGCGTCACCTTCACCGACACGACTCAGCCCTCCACCCGATTGCAGTAGACGACCGTCCCGAACCGCACGCCGGTGAACGGGCTGGACCAGTCGAACGGCTCCCCGACCACCTCGTAGGTCCGGCCGCGTACCTCCAGCCGGTCCGTGGCGACCACATCGGCGCCCGGCCGCATGAACACCTGCAGGTCAGAGAGCACCGCGTTGCGGTCGCCGGTGAACGCCTCACCGCCCCGGCTGCCCTGCGCGACCGCGCACCCGTCGTGCGGGGTGCGCGCGGCGGCCGGCCAGTCGCGGGCCTGGTTGCCGTACCCGTCATCGACCAGGGGCGCGCGGACCACCGTCACCGTCTCCCCGGCCGGGAACGGGAACGTCACGGGAACACCTCGTACAGCGGGCCGGAGCCGGTGAGGTCGGCCCCGCACGAGCAGTACGCCGCGCCGAAGTTCAGCGAGCACACCGGCGAGTGGATGCTTCCGCCACCGCCGGCGGTGTCGATCGTGAACACCGAGGCGGGGCCGCCCGTGCGGCACAGCGCCTGCAGCGCCTCGATCTCGCTCGGCCACAGGTTGTAGCCGGTGCGCTGCCGGGTGTCGGTGGCCACGCTGTACGGGCCGGCGGTCTGCTGCTGCCACGCCCCCGACCCGGCCTCCGTCCACCGTTTCACCGCGCCGAGCAGGATCAGTTTCGCCTCGGCGAGCTGGTCGGCGGACGGGGCCGGGGTGGTGGCCACGAGGCAGGGGGCGATGCGGCCGGCTTTCGCGTTCGCTCCGGCGACCATCTCGGCGATCAGCTCCACTCCGCGCAGGCTGGCCGGCAGGTCGATCACCTTGATGATCTCAGCCACGATCGCACCCCTTCACCTCACTGCCCGGCGGCGGCGTCGTCGGCCTCCAGGGCCGCGACGAGGTCGGGCTTGTTGCCGTCGCCGGGGATCCGGTCGGCTTCGGCGCGGTCGGTGTTGCGCCGCTCGATCTCCGCCTTCAGCTCCGGGACCTTCATGGCCGCGTAGCCGGAGGCGGGAGCCTCGTCGCGGACTTCCTCCCAGGAGGAGTCCATGACCTTGGTGTCGCGGACCTGCACGCGGGCGCCGCTGACCTTGTTGACGTAGCGCCTCATCGAGGACCTCCGTTCAGGGCTTGAGCCAGCGCCTCGGCGCGGCTGTAGGACTCGGTGAAGTCGACGACGAAGTTCGGGTTCGTGCTCGACGCGCTGACCACCACACCTACGACGGCGTAGAAGACCTGACCGTCCTTAACGACCTTCACTGCGTGATGCTGGGTCACGGCGTCACCAGGTCGTGGATCTTGGCGAAGGCGTCCAGCGTCGCGATGCCCCAGCCGTAAACCACCTCGGCGCGGAACGCGACCTGGTTGTTGCGCTTCAGGTCACCGCCACCGTCCGGGTCGCCGTACCGGATGACCTCCAGGCCGATCGACTTCTGCACACCCCACCGGATCGCGGAGAAGTCACCGACGAACCCCAGCACCTTCGTGTCGACCGCCAGCACACCCTGGCCGCGCACCGTGTTCGACACCGACGCCCGGTGCCCGTCCAGCTCCGACACCTCCGTGGCCAGCCGCAGATTCCCGTACAGCTTCTGCTCCGACTGCACACCCCGCAGCGCCGAGAACTTCGACGCGTACGTCGGGTCCAGGGCGATGTCACGCGGCACGTAGCCGTCCGCGAGAACCAGGGCGTCCGCCGCGTCGAGACTCACGTACGGCTTGTCCGCCGCCACGTACTCGACCAGGTTCGTCGTGTCCGTCAGCCCGCCGTTCATGGCCGCGACGACCGCGCCGCCGGTCGGGTTGATCTCGTGGAACACCCCGAAGTCCAGCGCCCGCGACAGCGCCGGCTGGATCAGGTCGAGGATGTCGTCGACCACCTCCAGCTGCCGGTCCTCGTCAGCCCACAGGACTTCCTCGTTCATCCGCAGCGTCTTGTGGAACTTGTACGGCTTGACGGGCTTGGTCGTCGGCGTGATCGTCGACGCGCCCTTCTGGGCACCCTCGGCGACGTACTCGGCCTCGCCGATGTCGAAGGTCCACGACTCGCCCTCGCCGAACGTCATCGGGGTGGCGGCCGAGAGGGTGGCGACGCACGAGCCGCCCTTGATCTTGCCGAGCCACGGGTCCAGCTTCTGCTTCGGGATCGACAGCGACCCCGTTCCCAGTGATGCCACAGTGTCCTCCTGAGGACGTCAGTCGGCGCGGCCGAACAGGTTGCGCGCGAACTCGCGCATGTCCGTGCTCGGCTTGCCGGAATGCTGGTTGCTGCCCTCGCGGGGCACATGGTTGTTGCGCCGTCTGCGGTCGTCGGCACCCTTGGCCAGCCGCTCGGCGAGGCGACGCATCGCAGCCTCGTCGGTGATGGCGTCGAGCAGCGCGGCGTCGTCGCCCGACAGGTGGTGCTCAAGGGCAACCTCGCGGCGGAGCGTCTTGGCTTCGGCCTCGCGAGCGGTCTGCTCGGCCTTCGCCAGCCGCTCGGCGACCTTCTCGGCCTCGGTCTTGTTGGCCTCTTCGATCTCGGCGAGGCGCTTCGCGGCGTCGGCGTTCGCCTTCGACTTGCGCTCCCACTCGCGGGCCTTGGCCTTCCAGTCGATCTCGGGCTTCTGCTCGCCGCCCTCGCCCTCCTGGCCCTGGCCGCCCTCGTTGCCGCCGCCGGTGCCGCCGGTACCGCCTTCGCCTTCCCCGGAGCCGCCCCTGACGGGCCAGATCGGGTCGCCGTTGCGGCGGAAGCCGATCGCGGTCAGGCCGGTGAACGGATGAACAGGCGCATGCTGCGTCATTGATCTCTCCCGTGCGGGATGGCCGGGTCGCCGTGCGGCAACGCCTGGCAGGTTGTGTGGAAAACACCCCGCCGTGCGGCGGGAAGACTCGTTCGACGAGCTCAGGCGGCGCAGCGCGGCTGCATCGCCCACCGGATCACTCGTCGTCGTCGGTGGCGATGTCCTTACGGGTGCGGGTCGCGGCGAACTCCAGCAGCCCGAGGACCCGGTGGTACGGCACGTCGCTGTCACGGTTGATGCAGCCGATCGCGGTGATACCGTCGCCGTCCTCGTCGAAACGCTGCTGCGAGGTGACCACCACGTACTCGGTGAGGATGTACGCCTGGTCGTCGCCGTACGCCTGGAGCACCTGCTCGATAGCGGCGGTGAGCGCGTCGTCTGCTGCGACCTGCTCGGGGGTGCGGCTGCCCATCGTGTGTTCCGTCCCTTCAGGCCGGGCTGCAATAGCAGCCGGTGGTCGGCGGCGCGAAGCTCAGTTGATGCCCAGGTCCGCCCGCATCTGCGCGAGGATCGCCTTCGGATTCCCGCCCGCCTTGGCCCGCGCCTCCGTGTACTCCTCAAGCAGCGCGTCCACGTCGTACGGCTCCTCCTCACCCGGCCACACCGGCGTCGGCACGCAGTCACAGAGCCCGTGATAGCTGCGCGCCAGACCACCCGCCGACTCCTCCGAGTGGTACACCGCGCCCCGCGACGCCAGCAGCCGGCAGAACGCGCACGTCTTCGCGCCGCTGGGCACCCGCGCCCACCGGGCATCAGCCGGATCCGCCTCCACGCTGTCCGCGACCGTCTCCCGCGCCGGCTGCAACACCAGCCGCTGCACCCCACCGGACAGATTCCGCAGCACCGGCGCCGGATCCGGCCGCTCAGTGAACAGCGGACCGGCCGCCCACCGGGTGACCGCCTCAACCTGCTCACGCGGCGCCGGATCAGCCATCCGCGCCCGGAACCGGCCCCGCACGCCCGCCTGCGACCGCAGCTCCTCATACCAGTCCGCGGCCGCCAGCGCCGCCGACTCCCCGTACATCCGCGTCAGGCCCCCGGTGAACGCCACCATCGCCGGCACCGCCGACCGGGCCTCCGCCGCCGACCGCAGATCCAGACCCGCCCACCAGCGCGCCAACGCGGCCAACGCCAACGTCACCAGATCCCGCTGCACCGTCCGGAACTGCGCCACCTCAGCCGGCGTCGCCACCGCTGCCGTCCAGCGCCGCGACCACCGGGTCCTGCCGGGCGGCCTGCGCCGCCGCCGCGAGCATCGCCGTGCGCTGCTGCGCCTGCGCCCGCCGCCGGTCCGCCAGAGCCCGCTCGATCTGCTGCGGATCCAACCCCAGCAGCTCCAACCCCACCTCGGTGTCCGCCAGCCACGGAATCGCCGACAGCTGCTTCATGCCCGCGTCGGCCTGCGCCGCCCGCGACAAGAACCGCGGATCACGCCACCGCGGCGCGATCGTCGCCCACTCCGCCGGCACGTCCCGGATCTTCACCCCGTTGGCCATCGCCAGAGCACGCACCGCGGCGCGCCGCAGATACGGCGACCAGTCGTCGGTCGCGCCCTCCGCCTCCGCGATCAGCTCATGTTGCGACGCGTCGTACGCCTCCGCGCTGGTCGGGTTCGCCAGATCCGTGATCGCCACCGCCGTGTCCGGCAGCGACGCCGCCCGCGCGAACATCTTCGCGTACGCGTTCAACGCCTCCAGGTGCGGCGCCGGCGACGCGGCCGGGAACTGCTTCACATCCGCGCGCGCCAGCTGATCGCCGTCGCGGTCCGGATCATCCGGCACACCCTTGATCCGGCCCATCACGACCTGCCACGACGCCTTCAGCGACCCGTCGGCGTTCTTGAAAATCGACTGGTCGGCACCCAGCAGCCACAGATCCGGGATCGCATAGATGTCGCTGTGCGCCTCCAACCGGATCAACGCCCGCACCGCCTGATCCTGCAGACCCATCACCTCGCGGGAGATCCGCGACGACCCGAACGCCCGCCCCAGCCGCGGCTTGTACGGCAGCGGCTCCGCCGGCACCCCGTAGTCGTGCTCCTGGACCTCCACCGTCCAGCCCGACGAGTCCTTCTCGGCGACGATCGTCCTGCCGTCCAGATACAGCGCCAGCGACGTCACATGGTCGTCCTCGCGGCCCGTCACCGACAGCAGGCTGTCCAGCCGCCGCGTCCGCGCGTTCCACTCACCGGTCGCGTCCAGCGCGTCCCGGAAATGGATCAGCGCCGACGGCTCACCCTTCCCGCCGACGTGGTTCACCACGAACGCCGTCGAGTGGATCAGCGACGACACGACGCCCTGCGACACCTCGGAGCCGAGGTTGTTGCCCTCCCACACCTCACGCCAGCCCAGGTCGTCCAGCGTCCCGCCGGGCCACACGAACCCGTCCAGGTTGCAGCGGCGCGCCAGGATGTCCACCGCGCGCGCCGACCAGCCCAGCACGATCCCCAGCGACCAATACTGCGGCGGGATCACCGACCCGGTCAGCCGCGTCAGCCGCTTCATGTCGTAGTAGGCGGCGCGGAGCCGGTTGCGTGACTCCTTCTCCGCCAGCTGCCCCAACAGCCCGTTCAGGGTGCGGTTGTCGTCATCGGCCACACCGGGCAGGGTGATCCGCTCCGCGTTCACAGCAACACCGCCCTCCGACCTCCGCCACCACCACGACCCGCACCAGCTCGGCCCGGCCTACGCGGCCTCGCCGCCTGCGCGCCGATCAACGCCAACGTGCCCGCCTGAATCGGCGTGATATCCGACTCGGCCGTCTTGCGCGACCACACCCACATGCCCGTATCGCCGAGCGCCCGCTTACCCGCCGGCAACGCCGCCGCGGTGAACTGCGGCTGCCCGATGTGCCACAGCCAGCCCGTCACGATCCCGTCGAGCACCCGCGAACAGCCGGCCCCCAACTCGGCGACCTTCACCGGCGTCACCTCGATCCGCGGCTCGGCCGGGTCGGCGCGCTTGAAGTACCACCGGCCGCCGTGCTGCTCCAGCAACGCCGCGATCGGACCGGCCACGTCGACGACGACCGCACGGATCTGCGGGTTCGCCGCCACCGTCGCCCGCACATGCGGAACCAGCCACGCCACCCCACGCCCCCGCGTGTGCTGGTCGTCGTCCAGCTCCATGTGCCAGCCGCCGTCCGCGCGCTGCCCCGCCAACGCCACCGACGCGCACACCAGATCCGGGCCGCACTCCACACCCAGAGCGAACCGGTCCACGGCGATCGACAGCTCGTCGCCCTGCGTCTTCCACGACGGCGCCGGGATCACCCCCGAACCCTTCACCGAGTCCCAGATGCCGAGGCCCTCACGCAGCCACGCCTCATCCGACGGCAGGTTCTCCCGCAGCCGCAGCATCGACCGCAGCGGCGTCCGATCCGGGAACGACGGGTTCGCCTTACGCCACTGCTCCCGGTCATCCGGATCCGCGTCGGCGTCCGCGCTGCACTCGATGTACACCATGTCGTCCGCGCCGCCCGACAGCGCCTTCGCCCGCTTCGCCGAGAACGCCTCACCCGGGTCGACCGGCCTCGGCGGCGTGCCCATGTAGAACAACAGGGCGCCGTGCGGATGCCGCGACTGGTTCGTCGCCGCGACCATGTCCTCGAGGGCCTTCTCCGTCAAGATCTGCGCCTCGTCGAACACCTCGACGTCGACCTCTTCGAAACCGCGGCCGAAACCCTGCTCCCGCGCCCCGAACATGATCAGGCTGCCGTTGTGGAAGCCGATCTCCTGCTCGCCGTTCGCCGTCCGGATGTACTCGACGTACGGCGTGCCCTTCTCCCGGCGGGCCAGCCGCTGCAGCGACCGGAACGCCGACGTCGCCGTCCGGGTCCGGTGCGCCGTCCACACCACCTTCAGGCCCGGGAACAGCGCGCACAGCGCGAACACGATCCGCCCGACCAGGAACGTCTTCGCGACCTGCCGGGGAATCGACAGCACCACCCCGCCGACCGTCGCCGCGTAGACCCCGTCCGCGCGTTTGCCGAGGATCACCCGGCCGGCGCCGTCCTGCCACTCGTCGAACACGTCACCGAACTCGCGGCACTTCTCCCGCACCGCCGGCCAGCCGGTGGACACCACCCCCGACGGCAGCACCACATGCCGCGCTACGTCAGATAGCCGCCTCGTCGAACGCCTCGTCGGGGGCCGGACCGTCATGCTCGTCCTCCCGCTCCCGCTGCGCCCGCGCGTCGATCGCCTCGATGTCGCGCACCACCTCGACCAGCCGCTTCGTCAGCGCGGCCAAGTCCCGGGCGGGAGTGTTCGCGTCCTCGACCGCCGTCGCGATCCGGGCGCGCATCGCCACCAGCAGCTCCCGGGTCGTGCCGCTGTCGGCCGCCTCGGTGACGGTCTTCGGCTTGGCCGGCGGCGGGGGTGGGGGTGGGGGCGGGGTCTCACCGGCGGTGACCACCCGCAGCGAAGCGGCATCTCGTCGGGCACGCGGCGGCATCGGAGGTCACCTCCTGTCGTGGAAAAACCCCGGAGAGAGATCCCGCCTAAGCCGGGAAGTGCGGCGTGGGGTGGGGGTGGGGGGATCTCCCCCTGGGTCAGCGGGTGGCTTCGGGCTCGGTCAGCTCGCGTCCGTCGAGGCTGTGATGCACGACGAGCCAGCCGATCGATCCGTCGTCACTCGGCACCGGCTCGACGCGCGGGCCGCAGGGGCAGTCGCCGCCGTCGGTGTCGTGGGCGATGAGGTCGTTTACGGGGTGGACGTGCACGGTGCTCATCGCTGGGTGTCCTCGGGTCAGCGTGGTCGGGTGAGGCTGCCGGAGCGGCGGAGGATGGGTCCGCTGTCGGCGTGGTCGCTCTTGGCTCGGTTGCAGCGGCGGTGGCTGGCTTGCTTGTTGGCCAGGTCGTCGCTGCCGCCTCGGTTGCGGGGGACGATGTGGTCGACTTCGAAGCGGAGCGGGTGCGGTACGCAGCCTGCGCAGTCGAGGGGGCCGGGGCAGCGGTTGCCGTGTTCGCCGAGTACGACGGTGAGCGTGTAGTCGATCTCGTCGCCGCACAGCGCGCAGGGTGGGCGGCTTCGGGCGATGGTGGCGCGGTGGCGGTCGCGGGTGGTGGTGTTTCGTCTGGCGGGCATGAGCTGCTCCGGGTAGCCGGACGGCCCGGGAGCGGGGTGCTCGACCGGGCCGTTCGTCAGCTTTCGGGCAGCGGCTACCTGCCCATCTGAGCGGTGACAGTACACCTGTTGTGGTCATCCCGCCAAGTCGGCGGGCTCCGTGTCGAGCCTGGCCAGGGCGTCGCCGAGGCGGTAGGTGGGCGTCCCGTCGGCGTGGCCACGCACGGACAGCTGGCCTCGGCGGGCCCACACGGTGATGAGGTTGCGCACGCGGGTGCGGTCGTGGCCGGCGCGGGCGGCGAGGGTGGCGATCTGCGCGGCGGTGAGCTGCTTGTCGTCCATGGCCCGTCGGAGGGTGTCGCGGCTCTGGGTGACGTTCCACCGGCGGTCGCAGTCGCGGCAGGCGACGACGGCGGCGCCGGCGCGCCCGTAGATCCAGGCGCCGCATTCGCAGACGCCGACGAGGGCGAGGGTGGGTGGCCGGTCGGCGAGGCGGACGGTGCGGCGGCGGGCGTCGCGGATCTCGTCGTAGGCCTCGGCGGCGTAGGGCTGGTGGCGTAGCCAGCCGAGGTGGGTGGCGAGCCAGCGGGCGGCGGTGGCGAGGGGGTCGGGGCCGCTGGGCTGGCCGAGGCCGCGTTCGTCGGCGATGTGCCGGGTCCAGGTGGTGAGGGTGGTGGTGATCTCGTTGAGGGTGGTGCTGGCGGCGAGGTTGCCGGGGATGGGCGCGTCGATGTCGGTGCGGCGCGTGCCGGGGCCGTAGCGGACGAGTCCGTGGGCGGCGTCGCGGGCGGCGTCGGCGAGTCCGGCGATGGTGGTGAGGTCGCGGTACGCCTTGTCGGTGCACGGCTGGCAGGCGTAGGCGGTGTCGGCCTGGTCGCGGGCGCAGACGGTGCAGGCGGTGGTCACGAAGCCTCCTGGGCGCCGACGGCGGGGGCCTGCTCTGCGCGGGGCCGCAGCCTTCCGGCCTCGGCGAGCAGCTCCTTGGCGTGACGTTCTCGGGCGGCGTCGTTCTCCCACCACTGGCCGGTCGGCGCGTTCGGCTTGGAGCACCATTCGCGTACCGGCTGCATGCTCGGGTCGTAGGCGGGGTTGGGTTCGGGCTCGGCTTGTGCGCGCTGCTGCCGTTCCCACTCGACGGCGCGGGGCCGCAGCGCCTCTCGGCTGCCGTCGGGGATGACCTCGCGGACGTGGCCGACGAAGGCGCGGATCTCGGCGGAGCGGTCGGTGAGGGGGCCGGCGTCTGCGCGGTACGCCTGCAGGGCGCGCTGCTGCTCGGTTTCGCGTTCGACGCGGTGGCGTTCGCGGCGGATCTCGGTGGCGAGGCGGCGGACGTGCACGGGCATCAGGTACTCGGTGGACTGGCGGAAGTGCGCGGATATGGCTTGGCGGGCGTCGTCGAAGTCGAGGTCTCCGATGTCTTCGTGCCATGCGCGGACGTCGACTTCGCCGACGGTGCGTCGGTCGCGGGCGGCGGCGAGGGCGAGGATGGCGGCTACCTGGGATCGGTTCACGATGCCTCCTCTTTGGCGAATCGCGCGGCGAGTGCCATTGCTTCGCCGAATCGCTGGTCGGCGGTTGACGGTTTTCTGTCCGGATGCGCATTGCCGGAATTCATGACTTCGTTGACGACGGAGGGAAGTGTGGAGGGGTGGAGTCCTTTCCTGGCCCATGCCGCGAGTCCGCGTCGCACGTCTGCGGGGTCCGTGTTTTCGGCGAGCATGGTTTTGATGTGCCGGGAGACTTGGCCGATAACGTCTCTCGGTGGCCGTTTGCGGCAGCCGTCGATCCATTCGGCGACGAGGGTCTGCGTGGTGGCGGGTGGGGTGTCCGGCGGGGTCGGTTCGACGAGGGCGAGGGGCCGGGGCGCGGGCGGCGCAGTGCGCCCCGCCGTAGGTGGGCGCGCAGCGACCGCCGTAGGCGGAACTATCCCCTGTTCCCCTGCTCCTCTGTTCCCCTGCTCCACTGCTCCAGTCGATGGGGTTGCGCGAGGGTCTCGCGAGGGTTGCGCGAGGGTCTCGCGAGGGTTGCGCGAGGGTTCGGTGTTTTCCCTGGTCGGTGGCTTGTCGGGTGGGGTCGGGGTGGCTCGGGAGTCGTCGGGGCCGGGGTAGCGGGCCTTGTTGGGCTTGTCGATGCGCTGGTGCTCGGACCAGTTGACGACGGCGAGGTACGACTTCCCCTCGACGGTGTAGCGAAGGATTCGGCCGGCGTCGGAAAGCCTCGCGAGACTCTCGCGCAACTCTCGCGAGACTCTCGCGAAGTCCTCCTCGAGGGGGAACAGCTCGGCGGCGATGAGTCGGTAGTTGTCGATGCCGACGCCGTTGTCGTCGACGTAGGACCAGAGGCCGATGAAGACGAGCCGGGTGAAGAAGTCGTGGCAGGCGATGGCCTCGGACTTCCAGAATTCGGGCTTGATGGAGCGGATGCGCGCCATTACCACGCACCTCCATTCCGGTCGAGGTGCCGTGTGTCACGCTGCGCGTTGTCGTCGGCCCGTGGCATCATGTGGCCAAGGCTCCTTCCGTTCGGCTTAGCGGCTTCGGATAGGGGCTGGCCCGGGCGGTGTTCGCGCACCGTTCGGGCCGTTTTGTTTTGTGGGAATGATCTTATCGCCGCTGAGCTTTTTGCCTCGAGCACCGGGACGCGCCTCTTTCCTCACATCGCCATTGGTTGTGCGTTGGACTGCGGGATGCGCTAGGTCATGGCGCTCCGTTCGCCGGGTGGTGTGCGGGCCATGCGCTCGCCGCGGCTGGTGCCGCCCCACACGCCGTACAGGTGGCGGGCGGGCTGTTTCAGGGCCCAGTCGCGGCAGGGCCGCAGGAGCGGGCAGCGCCGGCAGATGGCCTTCGCTCGGAGAACGTCGCCGAGGGTGCCGCCGCCGGTGTCGGGGAAGAACAGGGCTTGGTCGGTGCCGCGGCAGGCGGGGGTGATGCCGTGGTTGTTGGCGGTGTCGATCCAGGTGGGGTAGGTGCCCCAGTGGGCGGGGTGGTTGGTGCTGGTGTGGGCGGTCATGACGGGCCGCCGAGGGGGAGGACGTTTTGGGCGAGGCGGCGGGCGATCGTTTCGCAGTAGCGTTCGTCGCCCTCGATGAGGACAGCGCGGCGGCCGGACAGGCGGGCCGCGACCGCCGTGGATCCGGACCCCGCGAACGGGTCCAGCACCAAACCGCCGGGCGGGCAGGCGTACTCAATCAGCGGGCCGAGGATGCCTTGCGGCTTCTCGGTGGGGTGGATCGCTCGGCCGTGCATCGAGCGCACCTGCAGCACCGATCGCATGAGGCGCGGGCCGCCGTCCTCACTGGTGTAGGAGCCGCGGCCGATTTCGCCGAGGTGCGGAGGGCGCGGCTTGCGGCGTACGGCCCTGCGGGTCGCGTCGGCGGTCTTGGGCGTGTGGTGGTAGACCTCCGACCACGTGCCGCGGTACCAGTGCGCGGCGATCTCGTGGACTCGCTTGAAGCGGTCGTTGGCGAAGCTGGAGCCGTTGTGCTTTTCCCAGACCACGTCCTGCGACAGCTTCCAGGCGGCGAAGTCGTCGCGCCGGTCCATGAACATGCGCAGCGACCCGAAGCACCACATGCTTGCGGCCGTGGCCGCGGCAACGGCGGGCCAGCCGTCCGGCCATCGGTCCCATTCGAGCTTCGTCTCGCCGTACGGGGGATCGGTGACGATGCAGTCGGGCGCGATGTCTGGCGCGGGCAGGATCTCCCGCATGTCGCCGCAGTAGAGGGTGGCGGTGTCGTCGACGTAGTACGGGGTCACCGTCGGCTCCGTTTCGTGCGGGTGGGTGCGGGGCCGTGGGCGGCGGATTCGCGGCGGCAGCCGTTGCAGCGGACGGGGTAGACGTCTCGGCCGCCGATGCGGTCGGGGTGGCCGTTGGGGTAGAGGTAGCCGCCGCAGGGTCGGCAGGTGCCGACGGGTGCGTGTTGGGCGAGGGCGTCGAGCCAGGGGGCGGCGTTGATGTGTTGGCGGTTGTCGAGGAGGTAGCGGCGCCAGATGCCGCCTCGGCCGGGGATGTGGAGCAGCGGGGCCTGGTGGGTCATGGGTCAGCCCTCGACCTGCGCGGCGGCTTTGACGCGGACGGCAGTGCGAGGCAGGCCGCCGTGGTCGACCATGTGCGCGGCGAGCCAGTCCGCGTCGTCGCGGTCATCGCAGGCGACCTCGATCAGCCCGCCGACGATGCAGGCCGGCTTGGTCTCGCGCAGCCGCCCGCTGGTGGCGTAGCGGGCGCGGAACACCAGCCACCAGTCGACTCCCTGGCGGCTGGCCTCAATGACGCCCTCGTTGACCTCGACGACGTACGCGGTCATCGGCTCACTCCGGGCAGCTCGACGGTTTCGACGGGCCGGGCGGTGACGTCGTCGGGCCACGGCTCGTCGTCGTCGGGCCAGCCGGCGTCGGGGTCGTCGTCCGGGCCCTGGCACAGGTAGGAGCTGCGGGCGACGCCGCAGCCGTGGTCGCAGCGGGGGCAGTCGCAGGAGCCGATGCCGTCGCCGTCGCCGCGGTAGGGGTCGGGGAGTCCGCACACGTCGCAGATCACCGGTCAGCCCTCGCGCTCGACGACAGCCTGTGCCGCCTCCTCCGACACCTGCTCCATGAACCCGCGGTCCTGGTACGGCCACACCTCGCGGATCCGGTTCCGGATGGTCTCTTGGATCCGCTCGCGATTGAGGTGGATGGGCTGGGCAGGCCCGTGCTCGGGTGTCAGCTCCCCCGGGGTGTCTCCGGGGCGGGCAGGCCGCCAGGTGGCGTCGAGCGCCTGCAGGACGGCCGCCGTGCACCGTTCCCGCACCACCGGCAGCGGCACACTGATCGGCCAGATGGGCTGCAGGGCGCGGCTGATGGCGTTGAAGACCAGGGAGGGCAGGTCCTGCGCCCGGCTGGCGGCCACCGGCGTATCGGGATCCGCCTCGGCGGGCTCGTCGATGCGGTCGCCGAGGATGAGCATCCCGGCGAGATCGCGGTCACCGAGCCAGCACACGTACCGGCCGGGGCTCTCCGGTGGCGGTCCGTCGAGCTGCTGACTGGCGGCCCGGTTGACGGGGCAGTCGAACAGGTCGCCTCGGCGGCAGGCCAGCGGGTGCTTCAGGGTCCACCCGTCGGCCCGGAGGTCGATGATGTGGCGGGGGTCGTCGTCGACGGGTGCGAGGCGGCCGGCGGCGGCGAGCGCGTCCAGCACGGCGCGGGCGATGTCGTGTTCGGTCGGCCCGAGCAGCAGCCGGCCCTGCGCGCCCATCCAGAGCGGGGCGGACCGGTCGACGGGGTTCTTCTTGGCCTCGGCGATGAAGATCCCGGCGACCATGTGGACGTCGGCGTCGGTGTACGGCTTGGCGGTCATCGGTTCCTCCGGCGGATCAGGTCGGCGATCAGGGCGAGGCGCAGTGCCCGGTTGCGGCGGGCGCGGATGCGTAGCAGCGCCCGGTGTCGGACGTGGTCGGCGCGGACCTCCCGGTCGGTCACGGCTGCTCGCCCGTCGGGTTGGGCTCAGGCAGCTCGATCCGGGCGGTGACGATTAGTCGAGTGCCCTCAGGCAGGTCTCCGGCGATGGCCTTGAAGCCGGGGCCGTGGAGCAGGCCCATCGTTGGGCGTCCTCCGTCGGCCTGCCAGAAGAGGCCCGGCAGGGCGCGGCCGTCGTACGAGACCTTCACCGCCGTCAGGACGGTCGAGCGCTCGGCGTTGGTCGGCGTGAGTACCTCGTCCTCGTTGGTGTGGCGGTAGCAGCGCCACGGGTGGTCCCTGCGCCACCGGTCGGACTCCTGGCGTTCGCGCTGGGAGTCGTACTCGAAGTGGGCCACCTCCCGGCAACCGGGCTTGGCGCATCGGACCGTGGCGGTTACTCGTCGGCGTGGCATAGCTGCCCTTCCTCTTTCGGTGGGGTGATCGGCGGGTCAGGGCCAGTCGTGCAGGCATATCGGGCAGAAACGGATCGCTCGCGCCCGGGTCAGGCACGGCCGCCATCGCTGCCACCACGTGCCACGGCCGCGCCGGAACCGCGACCACGCCGCCATCCGGTACGCCCGCCGCAGGCCGCGGGCGGTCAGGTAGGTGGTGTCGCACTCCAGGCAGCGCCGGTAGCCGCGGCGACGGTCAGCCACGACGCGCCGCCTCCGCCATGTCGCACACCCGCGCGTACACCGCCCGGTCACGCTGGCCGGCCGGGATCGCCGCGAGCAGCCGCATCCGATCCAGCAACGCCGCCGTCGCCCCGAACTGCCGGTGGTGGCCGCAGCCCACGCACAGCCCGTACGGCCGGCCCTGCGAGTCCGCGCCGCCGCACAGCGGGGTCACGCACAGGCACATCCGGCGGGCTCGCTGGATCGCCGAGCAGTCCACGTGCATCAGATGCCGCTCACCCCGCCACCACGGCCCGCGCTCCCGGCCGCCGCCGTTGCTGACGTTGACCGCGTCGCCGGTGCGGGACCGGCCACCACACCAGGCGCAGCGGGTCAGGAGCCGACGGCGCAGGTGTTGCAGCGGCGGTACCTGGATGCGCCAGTGGTGGACGTGCCACCGCCAGCCCCGCAGCATGCGCGAGGTCCAGGTGCCGTCGGGCTGCTGGACGCGCTCGAAGTGCCGGCACACCTCACCGGAGTCGTGCCCGCCGGGCTCGACGTGCCAGATCGTGATCAGCGGCGGCCAGTACCAGCCCCGTCCGGCGAGCGTCCAGAACGGCGGGTACGAGGCGGGCCGCCACCAGGGGAACGGGTTCGACGCCTCATGCTTGGCCCGGTCGCTGCCGCACCAGCTTCCGCAGGTGTGGTGCAGGCGGATCCGCCACCGGGGCTTGCCGGGCTTCGCGTCATGCGAGCGGGAGCGCTGCGGCCAGGGGCGGCGGATTTCGAACGCGACGACCATCGGGTCATGCATGGCGGGGGTCCTCTCTCGGGTCGGCGGAGGGTGTCCCGGGCAGGTCGAAGCCCCACGCCCGTACGCCGTTGCCGTCGATCTGCTGATGCGCGGTCCCGGCCGGGTGCGGCCGGAGGTTGCAGGTCAGGCCGAGCGTCGAGTTGACGGCTCCGCAGACGGGCTCGCCGGGGCTGGCGTAGTCGTGGCAGCGGCACACGCAGTCGACGTCGACGCAGCCGGGCAGGCCGGTCAGGCAGGTCATCGTCACCGGGCCGGTCAGCCCAGACGGGCCATGTGACGTGCTCACGCCGCCGACACCTCCCTGGCACGCCGATCCGCGAGGAACCCCGCCACCAGGAAGTCCGCGCGGTGCCGCACCTCATCCACCGGCAGCCGCTCCACCAGCCACCGGCGGCCCAGCCGCGCCAGACTGTCCGCGCACTCGTTGAGCAGATGCCCGGAGTGGCCGCGCACCCAGCGGGCGTCGAGCCGGCCCGGATGTGCGGCGACCAGCTCGGCGAGCCGCGTCACCATCGGCGTGTGTTGCTGCGACCCGAGGTAGCCGCGCGGTATCCGCCGGTCCCCGGCAGCCCAGCCGGTCAGGTAGTCCAGGGCGCACCGGGAGTCGACGAGCACGGTGACCGGGCCGGTGGGCAGCCGCTCGGCGATGGCGTGGTAGACGGCGCGGAGTTCGGCGACGGTGGCGACGTCGCGGCCGGCGAGCCGGGCGGGTTGGGGGCACCAGCCGACGCCCCAGGTGCCGTCGGTGGCGAGCCAGCCGAAGCCGGTGCGGTATTCGCGGCGTCGGCAGCCGTCGGCGGATCCGTCGGTGGCGATGAGGAGCCGGGCGGTGGTGGGGGCGCGGACGGTTCCGGTCAGGATGCGGCTCACCGTGGTGCTCCTTCCGTGGGGTGTGGCCCCGCCCGCCGTGGTGGCCGGGCGGGGCCAGGTCGGTCAGGTGGTTAGGGCGGCGCGCCGCTGCTCGATCTCCCGGATCCACAGCTCCCTGAGCGCGTCGAACTCGTCGGCCATCGCCTCGTCGACCTCGCTCACATCCCGGGCCAGCGACCCGACCGAGCTGTCGAACCCGAACTCGACGGCCTGCTCGATGGAGATCTCGGCCCGGTAGTAGTTGCCGAGCAGCTGCCCGAGGACGCAGTAGCAGTTGTGCGACATGGACAGCTCGTCGACGCGGATCGGGCCGCCGCTCTCGCCGTGGTCGGGCCGGTCTGTGCGCCACCAGTTGGGGATCGTCGCGTCCAACCACACGACGCCTCGATCGACCCGGTCCTGAAGGTCTCGGACGGTCAGGGTGGCGGTCACTGCTGCTGGCCCTGGACGGTGTAGTCGACGTACGAGACCCGCTTGCCGGCCTTCTCCGCGTACGCGATCTCGGCGCGGGTGCTCTCCCCGATGTAGCCACCCGGGTTGATGACCAGCACCTCGTCGGCGAGGTCGATCTTCCGCAGGTGCAGCTCGTCGAGGCGGGCCTTCCGGTCGTCGGTCAGGTCGATGCCGTCCGCGTGACCGAACACGCCCGGCGCGAGCACGATGTTCCCGGCGTACGTCAGGAACCGGTTGGCGTCCTCGAACTCGGCCTTGAAGCGGGTCGACCCGCACAGCACGGTGATGGTGGGGCGGTGGCCCTTCACGCCGGCTCACCGCCGTCGGAGAACGCGGGCTGACCGGCGGCCTTCCGCTCGGCGCGCTCGGCCATCAGCTCCTCAGCCGACGCCTCCGGCACCTCCCGCTCGTCCTGCCCACCGTCCTGCTCGCCACCGGGCACCACGCTGTCGAACAGCGTCGGATCCCCGTCGAGGCTCTTCCCGGTCCGGTCCTTGTACCGCTCCGCCAACATGTCCCGCACCCGGTCCGCGTGCACCCCATCCACCGGCTCGATGTGTGACAGCCGGATCGTCGGGATCTCCACACCCTCCGCGACCTCGTCGGTGACCCGCTTCACCTCGTACGCCACCACCGCGTACCGCATCCCGCGCGGCTGGTCGACCAGCTCCTGTTCGATCCGGTCGAGGCCGTTGAACTCCTTGCGCTCCCGCGTGAGCTGAGCGCTGATCTTCACCGTCATGACGGCTGCTTCTCCTTGCTGGTGTCGGACCCGGGCCGGTCGGCGCGGGCAATGGTCACGACCACAGGCACGAGCGGCCCGCAGCCGTGATCCGTGAACGGCTTGCCGTAGCGGGCGCTGCACGCCAGGCACAGGTACGCGGCGTACCGGCTGACCACCTCGCCGTCGGCGGCCGGAACCTGGACGCGCCGCCCGGCGGCGGTCGCCCGGTCCAGCTCCACCTCGGCGCGGAGCTGCACAAGCTCGGCCATCCGGGCGCCGCGCTCGCGGGCGATCTGCTCTTCGCGCTCGATGACCTCGCGGCAGAGGTTCGCCAGTTCGGCGCGGGCCTCGTTCCGTTCGGCGGTCAGCTCGTCGACGCGCTCGTACGCCTGCCCCAGCCGCAGCGCCGTCGCCTGATGCTCACGGCGCTCCTCGGCCAGCTCACCGGCCAGCCGCTCGATCTCCGCGACGCGGTGCCCGTCAACGTGCGCGGCGACCTCCGCGACCCGGTCGGCCGCCACCGGCATCGCCGCCAGCTCACCGCGCGCCTTCACCGCCTGCCGCTCACACACCTCAGCGACAGCCGTCAGCACCCGCTCCCGCTCGGCGCGCTGCGCCCTCGGGTCGACCTCGTACTTGCCGCACGCGCAGTCGACCTCCCGGCAGCCACCCTTGCCGCGTTTGTGCGACCCCTGCCCATGCGAGCAGCCCCGGCAGGCGTCGGCGTCCGCCGACGCCTGCGGACCGACGGCGGCCGTCACGACGGCTCCTCATCGGCCGCAGCGGCGAGCGCGCCCGCCAGCTCCTCGGCGTCCAGCGCCAGCACGATTTGGTCACCGAGCCGGCAGTACGTCACGCCGACGACCGGCACCCGGATGCCGTCGACGTCGACGACCACGTCGTTGTCGCGCCGCTGCGCGAGCAGCGCGGTGAGGTCACTTCTCAGCATGCCCACCCCTCCTTCGGGGCATCAGCCGCCGCCACCACGGCGGGCGCGGCGGGGTGGTCAGCGCGGCCAACGCGGCCTCGGTCAGGTGCACCGGCGCGCCGTAGTCCAAGGCCGCCAGCTCCGCCAGCGCCACATACAGCAGCGCCCGCCGACGGACCGGCCCGATCGCGGCCAGGAACACCGCCACGTTCATCCCCGGGCACGCCGACGGCAGCTCACACATCTCCGCGTCGACGTGCTCCCGGACCGCCCGGACCACGTCGGCCAGCTCCGCGCGGGCCTGATCCACGGAGGCCGTCACATACGGCGGGATCGACTCGGTCATACCGGCACCACCGGCCCGGCCTCAGTGGCCAGCTCCGGCCAGCGCACATTCCCCAACGCCCGGCGCTGCGACCGGCGGGGCACCGGCACCAGCGGCTGCCCGTACGCCGCAAGGGCCATCGACAGCAACGCGACCGCGTCAGCCTCATCCTGCGAGCCGACGTGTAACAGCCGGCCGTAGTCCGCGGTCACCCGCTCCTTCACGGCCGCCTTGTTGGCGTTGCCGTTACCGGTTGCCCAGGTCTTCACCTCGGGCGGGTGCACATCCACGTACCGGATGCCCTTGACGTGCAGCCAGTGCTTCACCACCCCGTGCAGCTCGGCCAGCCGCAGCGACGTCGCGCCGTTGCCCTCGTATGACGGCAGCCACTCGATGGCGACCAGGTGCGGCCGGCAGGCCACCGCGGCGGCGACGTCGGCCAGGACCCGGTTGACGCGGGTGTGGTCCATGTCGGTGGTGCCGTGCGCGGTCCGCGCGGTGTGAACGGTGCGGGCGAGCAGCCCGGCCCGGCCGTGATGGTCGTGTGTCGCGGCCACGCCGGTCGCGGACAGCGACAGGTCCAGCCCGACCATCCGCAGCCCGGTCACGACCCGCTCCCGGGCTGCCGCACCTCGACGTCGTCCCACGCTGCCTGGTCCACCGGCGGAACAGTCGGCTCGGCCGGCGCCGCAGGCCGCGCCGCCGCCTGCGCGGCGATCTCATCCCCGGTCACCTGCACCGGGAACTCCTCATCGACCGACGTCTCACCGCGCCGCAGCGACTGGAACACCACACCCAGCTCCGCGACGTCCGCCGCCGTCCACTGACCCTTCTTCCGGCCCAGCCGCGTCTCGATCTGCTGCACCGTCACACCGAACGACCCCTTGAAACCAGCCGCCATCTCGGCGATCCGGTCCACCAGCGGCTTGCCGCCACCGCGCTCAACGGTCTGCCGGCACCGGTCCTGCGCCTCCGCGACGAAGTCCGCCGGCAGCACCGTGAAGATCGCCTCCCGGACCGCCCGGGCGCCGATGTTCTGGTTGTTCAGGTACACGTCCTGCAGGTCGGTCAGCGGCCTGCGCTCACCGCCGGCCATCCGCTGGTGCGGCACCTGGAAGGTCCGCGACGAGCGGACGTTGGTCTGCTGGTCCCACGCGTACGCGCGGATCTCGGACATGCCGCGCACGTCGTCGCGGTGCAGCTCGTGCACCCCGTAGTCGACGTTGCCCCAGATGCGGGCCAGTTCCCGGGCGAGGTGCACCGACGGGCCGTTGCCCCGGTTGCGGACGGAGTAGAACGCCCGGGACGCGAGACCGGACCGGCCGCACGCGGCCTTCATCTCCTCCCACGCCCGGCCCATGTCGCGGGGGTTCTGCTGCGCGACCTGGACGGCGGCGGCGACCTCGGCGACGGCGCGGGCCTGCTCGACCGCGGTGGTCTGGGTTGCCGGGGCGGGGATCGCGGCGGCCGGGGTGACGCGCTCGACGGCGCGCGGGCTGGTGCTCACCGGCCGACGCCTTCCTTGACCGCCTGCGCGATCAGCTCGGCGGCCTTCGCCTGGACGGCGGCGACCACCTTCGCCTTCTCCTCCGCGAGCACCGCACCCAGCTCGGCGCGGATCACCTTCTGGACGTTGTCCCGGACCAGCGCATCGATCCAGGTGCCCTTGTCGCGGCTGTAGTTGTCGGCGGGCTGCTTGAGCAGCTTTCCGGCCTCGGCGATGATCAGTGCCCGCAGAGTGGTCGGCGTGCCGGTCGGCTCGCCCCACCGGTTCGTCTCCTGAACGCCCTCCTCGATGGCGGCAGAGACGATCGGCTTGAGCTGTTCGCGGATCTCCTCCTCACGCAGCCCCATGACCTTGCGGCGCAGCCCGGGGTACTCCTCGTCGCGCATCAGCGCGTTCGCCAGCTTCCGGGCGACCTCCTCACCGAGCGTGCGCGCGGCGGGGTTGCCCTCCTCGTCGTAGCCGTTGCCGATCTCGCTGGTCAGGTCGACGTCATCGACGTTCACCGTGATGTTCACAGGGCCTCCTGGGCGTAGCGGTTCTCCACCCAGCCGGGCAGAGAGATGAGGGCGACGTCGTCCGTGTAGCCCGGCCACCGGCCCGACTCGACGCACGACCGGTACAGGTGCCGGGCCTCCCGGTTCAGGTGCGCGGCGATCCGCCGCGCGGTCGGGTCCGGCTCCGCCACCGTCACCAGGTACGGCGGCTCCTTCTCCTGACAGATGAAGACCACGACCGGCTCCGCGTGCAGCCCGAGCGCCCGGATCCCGGCCTCATACCAGTCCGCCTGCTGATGCCAGCCGTGCTCGGCGATCGCCTTCTGCAGGGCATCCGGAGCGGCGGACCGACACGTCTTGTAGTCCGGGATGATCAGCCGCGGCGCGCCGGTGGCGTGGGTCAGCCAGTCGATCCGGGCCCGGCACTTGACCCGGGTCTCCAGGTCGACCCAGAACAGCGACGCCTCCGGCTCCCCGGTGCCGGGCTGCAGCAGCTGCGCGGCCTTCGGGTGGTTCCGCAGCTCCTTCGCCATCGCCTCGACCGAGTCCATCTCGGCCCGCTTGAGCGGCACCCCGCCGGCCTCCCGGATGGCCTTGACGCGGGCCTTGACCTCGTTGGTGTCCCACCGGTCCCGCTCGATGACCTCAAGCTTCGGGCCGGTGCCGAGCACCCGGTGGTGCGCGGCGTGACCCAGGTCGAATGCCTTCTTCGGCGGCTGCGGGTTGTCGCGGCGGTGCCGGAACCGGGCCGGGCACGACGGTGGCAGCAGTTCGCGGGCGCCGGTGGACGACAAGCTCCCGCCGGGCACCGGGTCGGCGTGGTAGGCGTCGTCGGGCACCCCGAGGTACACCCCGGGACGCTCGACGACGAACGGCTGCGTGTCGGTCACTCGGGGCACCTCGGGTTGGCGCAGGGCAGGTCGTTGGCGTACGCGAGCGCGCACAACGCGCACGTCGGTTCGACCTCGTCCGGGGTGTAGGGCCGGGCGGCGACGTTGGCGCCGCACAGGGCCTCGTGCGGGTCGCAGCACACGACGTGTACCGGCCGGTCGGCGGCGACGGCCACCTGGTCGAAAGATGCCTGCGGGGCGGCCATCACGCGCACCCGTCCGCGCAGTCCGGATCGCACGGCAGACCCTCCGCCATCCGGGCCAGCGCCCGCTCCCGCCACCCGTCACCCTCGGCCGGCCACGGCCAGCCCAGGCCAGCGGCGAACGCCCGCAGCTTCGGCACCCCGTACTGCTCGTACTCGGCGTTCTCCATCGCCTGGACGACGTCGTCGCGGCCGAGCAGCCACGCGTACTCGCGGAGCTTGTCCACCGACCGGCTCGCCGAGATACCCCGGTGGTCGACGGCCTTGCCGATCGCGAACGTCAGGTACTCGCGGGCGGTCTGCTCCAGCTGGTCGGGGGCGACGGCCGGGTAGGTGGTGGTGTCGTCGTCGGGTTCGGGCGCGTTGAGGTGGTGGGCGACGGCGCGGAGGCTGTCGCGGGTCATCGACTCCAGCAGCACCTGCAGGCGGAAGCCCATCCAGTCGGTGCCGCCGTCGTAGATGGCGGTGAAGCGGGCGAGGATCTGCGCCTGCGTGCGGGCGCTCACCGGCCGGCCGCCGTCGGGCGAGGTGCCGCGGTGATCGGAGCCCAGATGAGGACGTGCCCCCAGGGGTACAACCGGCCGAAGGGGCCGCGCTGCCAGCCTTCCGGGTGCCGCGTCCACTTGTCGCCGTCGCAGTCCCACACGGCGGTGACCTCGGGACCCGGTTCGGTCGTGAGGATCTTCGGCCGGGCGTCGTCCAGCTCGGCGCGGAGGCGGCGGACCTCTGCGATGAGCGCGTCCGCTGCATGAAGTGCCGTCAACGCGTGCGGGTTGTGCTGCGCCTCGGCGTGGGCCACGTTGGCGCGGACCTCGTCGAGGTCGCTGCTGATGGCGTCCAGGTCCAGCTCGACGGCGCTCACCGGCCAGCCCCCAGACCCGGCTCACGACGACCCGCAGCGAAATGCGCAGCCCGCCGGCCACCCTGCCCGCGCAGCGGATACGCCACCGCCAGCAGCAGCACCGACGGAACCACCGTCACCGACAGGACGGGCAGCACCTCGTGCATCTCCAGCACCGGTCAGCCCTCCCGCGTGATCGTCACGGTGGCGGTGACCTCACCGGCGATGAGGCGGCCGAACGCGTCGACCTCCCGCAGCACCCGGCAGCTCTTCGCCTTCGCCTTCGGTGTGCCGCCCTCGGTGATCGGGCGCAGCGTGGCCACGTCGACCTCCACGGCCAGCCAGCGGCTCGCGTCGTAGTGGTACTGGCTGGCCTGGTGCGGGGTGGGGGAGAAGTGCAGGCCGCCGCCGCAGTCGTTGGTGTCGGACCAGTCGTCGCAGGTGACCGTCTGGCCGACGGTGTAGACGGTGGGCTTGCCGTACTCCTGTCCGGCGGTGAGGTCGTCGCCGAGGGCCTTGTAGAGGACGGCGGTGCCGTCGGTGACGGTGACGCCGTGGTGGTCGCACCAGGCGGCCGGGTTGGCGAGGTCGAGCTGGGTGAGGTCGATGAGGACGCCGCCGGTGACGGTGGCCTGGCCGGAGTGCAGGTGCACGGCGGTGTGGCTGCCGGCGGTGACGGTCGAGCGCTGGTGGGCGTGTACGCCGGTGGTGCCGTACGCCTGGACGGTGGCCGAGTCGTACGCCCGGACGGTGGCCGAGTCGTACGCCTCGACGGTGGCCGAGTCGTACGCCCGGACGGTGGCCGAGTCGGACGCCTGGACGGTGGCCGAGCCGGACGCCTGGACGGTGGCCGAGTCGTACGCCTGGACGGTGGCCGAGTCGGACGCCTGGACGGTGGCCGAGTCGTACGCCTCGACGGTGGCCGAGCCGGACGCCTGGACGGTGGCCGAGCCGGACGCCTGGACGGTGGCCGAGCCGGACGCCTGGACGGTGGCCGAGCCGGACGCCTGGACGGTGGCCGAGCCGGACGCCTGGACGGTGGCCGAGCCGGACGCCTGGACGGTGGCCGAGCCGGACGCCTCGACGGTGGCCGAGCCGGACGCCTGGACGGTGGCCGAGCCGGACGCCCGGACGGTGGCCGAGCCGGACGACACCCGCAGCCACACCCCCCGCTCCGACTCGACATGCACACAGGTGGTGGAGGCATCAGCCAGCGCGGCGTCGAGCTGCTGCTGGTCGGTCACGGTGATGCACGACATCAGGACTCCTTGGTCGGAACAGGCGGGAACAGGTCGGTGAGAAGCTGGTCGACGGCGGCCGTCACATCGGCGTCACTCACACCCGGCGGCGGGCCCGCCACCGCGTCGATGGCGGCCTGCTCGGCGTCGGTGAACAGCGGCGCGTCCGGCGTCAACGCGGCAGCCGCGGTGGCGTGCGCGCCCGGGTCGGGCAGGTACGGGGCGGTCACGAACTCGTAGACCAGCCAGGCCAGAGCGGCGAGCCCGACGACGACGAGGACCACGGCAACGGCGATCACCGGGCACCGTCCGGGACGCTGCGGCCCGACACCGCCAGACCGTCCACACCCGCCGGCACCGGCCCGCCCGACGGCTCGTCCTCCACCTCGGCACGGTCGTGACCCAGCCCCGTCGGGTCATCCGCGTGCGCCGGCCACTCGGCCTCGGGCAGCTCCGTGACCCGGCCGGGCAGGCCCGCCGCGTCGAAGGAGGCCCACGTGTACTGGTCGCACCAGGCGTGACCGAAGATCAGGTTCATGCGGCTGCGGGCGGAGGCCCAGGTGCCGGTGATGCGCACGAACCGGCCGTCGTGGACCTGCCCGGAGCCGAAGGTGAACAGCCACTCCTGCTCGGCCTCCGGCTGTTCGACGCACGGGCACGCGTCCGGCTGCGGGTCGGCGGGCAGGTCGAGTTCCGGGCGGCCCTTCACGGTCGGCCACAGCTTGATCGCCTCCGGGTCACGCAGCCGCCCGGTACGGGCCTGCTCAGCCAGCTGCGCGTACGTCAGACCGAGACGAGCCAGGCCGGCGCGGCACGCCGCATCCCACTCGGCTCCGGACAGCTCCACCACCTCAACCGGGGCAGGCTCCGGGTCCGCGTTGCCCTGCGCGTGAACGTCGAACGACAGGCGCTCCGCGATCGGCCGACTCGAGTTCGCCACCGCAATGCCCTTGGAGGCACCGCTCCGCCCGACCTCGACGCCGAGGTACACCGCCCACCGCTCCACCTCGGCCTGCGAGTCCAGATGCCCGGCCGACACGGTGAAGCGGTAGCCGCTCAGCGGTAGCCGGTGCTCCACGATGTCGTCGGCCAGCAGCCGCAGCGCCTCCGCCAGCGCCTCCCGCTTGCCGAGGTCGTCGCCGCACTCGCGGATCTCCTCCGACGTAGCCATCCGCACCGGCGCGCCCTCCCGGTGGCGCATCAGCCACGGCCGGCCCGGCCCCAACGGACGCAGCGTCAACGTGATCTCCCGCGCCCCGCCGTCCTGCGTGCTGAGGACGTGGACGATCTCGTGGACGCCCTGGTTGTCGCTGACGTGCTCACCGGCCGTCAGCGTCTCGATCGGGCGGCGGTTGGTAGTGTCTTCGGTGGTCATCGACGTGGTTCCTTCCACTGGGTTGTCGGTGGTCATGCGGGCCGCTCGGTCAGGGGGCGGCCCGCGCCTTACTGCCGGGTGGCCGGCCGGAGCCGCTCTCACGGCCGACCACCCGGGAACTAGGCGGCCCGCGAGAGCCAGTCGCCGAGGTCCACGCCCGCCATGCGGGCCGCCTCAGCCGGAGTCGCCGCCGACGGGGCCAACGCCCGCAACGCCAGCAGCCGGTCGTAGTGCGCGACCTTGCCGTCGTAGGTGCGCCGAGCAGCCAGCGCCTCATCGCGCTTAGCGGTCAGCTCCTCCCACGACCACACCTCGATCAGCTCCCGCTGGTAGCCGACCTCGCCACCAGGCTTGGCGACCTTGCGGGCCTGCACCGCCGGCAGGCTCAACACCTCGCCGTCGTAGGCGACCAGCGCCCGGTTGCGGGCCTGGAAGCGGCTGACCTCCTTCGCCAGCCCGAACCGGCGGCACATCCGGTCGACCTCGCTGGCCCACGGCCGCTGCGCCTGCACGGCGTCGACCAGCCGGTGCTCGAACAGGTCGAGACGCTCCCCGCTGTCACGGGTCGCGGCGACGATCTCGGCGAGCAGCGCCTCGTACTCGTGGCGCTCTTCGGGCGTCCAGCCGGCCCGGTCGATGGCGTGCCTGCTCACGAGGTCCTCCGCAGCGGTGTCACGTTGTCCGGGGTGGTGTCGGCGACCGCCTGCAGCACCCGGGCCCGCCAGTCGGCCCAGTTGCGGGCGAGCCGGGCCAGTTCCTCCAGGCACTGCTCGTCGGCCTTCTCCGCCACCGCGTCGGGGGTGTAGAGCATCAGCCGGTTCGCGGCGCTGATCGCTTTCAGGAAGTGCCCCTGCCATTCGCGGTGCGGGTTGGGGTCGGGCACCAGGCGGTCGAGCACCTGGTCGAAGGTGGGCGCGGTCGGGGCCGGCGGCGGGGAAACCGCCGACCCCACCGGGTCGCCCTTCTCGGCCGAGCCGCGAACCTCGGCGTCGATTGCGCCGCCCACCCCGGGGGTCGTGGGGTCGACGGCCGGCCCGGCGACAGGGACCGTTGCACCCGCTCGCGACTGCGGGTGGTCGGCCGGGCCGTCAGGTGTGGCCGACCCCGGGGCAGGGTCCGGGTCCTGACGGTCCGGGATGTGAGGGCCCGACCCGGTGGACGTCGACGCCTCCGGGTCGGGCTCCGGCGTAGATGCCGGAGACTGGGTGGATTCGGAACCTGGGTGCCGAATTTCGGGGCGGGTCGCGGCGTACTGCTTGCCGTCCGCGCCCTGGATCTCGGCGTCAGGTGGAACATTTGTTCCACCTGAACGAAGCTGCCGACCGACCTCGGTGTGGCTGATGCCCAGCGCGGAGCCGATCGCCCGCTGGCTCATGCCCGCCAGCCGCAACGCACCCACGGCCTCCTGCCGCCGCTCAGGCGTCAACCTCAGCCGCTGCTCGCCGTACTCGCCATCGACGTACGCCTGCCACGACTCGTAGCCGAGCGCCGACCAGTCCCGCTGCGCGTACGCGGCGGCGATGTCGTCGAGCGTCGCGACGTACGCGCCGATGCCTGCCCGGATGCGGGCGGCGCGGGCCTGAGCGAGTTCCTGCGTGGCCAGCTCGGTCATCGCTGGTCGCCTCCCTTCGGCGGCTTGGGCGGGGGCTTCGGTTTGCCGGTGCGGGTGGGTGGCCGGTTGTCGACGGGCCGGGTCGGCCCCTTGGGTTTCAGCCAGTCGAGGAAGCTCACGCAGCGGGCGCGGCGGATGCAGCGCCGAGGAGGGCCAGCACCGGAACGCCGAGCGCCAGCGCGATGCGGTCGAGGTCTTCCGTGGTGAACGGCATCTCGCTGGTCATGCGCCGGGCGATGTAGCTCTGACTCAGCCCGGTGGCGTCCGCGAGTGCCCGCTGACTCAT